GCAATGGTCTAGCACCCAATTCTGCAATCTAGTTTGACCGTGTTTACCTAACTCCTCTAATGTTCTATCACATATAGCACATGAGTATTCTTTATCAGGATAAGCATTTTCTTTTCTTAGTTTATTCAAGACTTCCTTATGACCCTTCCTGCAAGACCTGCAAGTTCTTTTTATCTCACCTGCTTTCATAACAGAAAAATGCGTTATTGGTTGCCTTATCTCGCATTTGATACAGACAACACCATCAACGATAGGGTTTTCTTTTTGTGGCAGTTCTTTGAATAAAATCAATTGTGTCATGCTTCATATCTTCCTACTCTGTAATTCAAATTACAATGGACAACACCATGCCATCCTGTAAGTTTATTCTTTACCACATTTAAATGCCTTTGTAAATCTTCTTCTTCAGCATCTTGTCTTGGTGGGTTCTTAGCTATCAGTATCATCAAGTCAGCTTCAGCAGCTTTACCTGTACGTGAACCTTCCATCATACTTTGATTTAGCAACACCTTACCTTCTGCATCTGCAGATAGCTGAGACATATAAAAGACTGCACACTTGTGTTCCTTTGCAATCATACGAGCATGTATAGCATTAGCTTTGAGTGCTTCATCTGTCCTTGCAAAGCCACCTGTACGTGCAAACTTATCTCCCATGTCAAGCACAACAATGTCAGGTCTGTATGTTTTGCATACACTCTCTACCCACGACATATCACGACCTGTTGCATCTTTTATCTTTATGTTATCTTTGACAGGTGCATACATGTCTCGTGCTTTACTTGGGTTCTGCTTTATCTCTCTCATAGTCATACCTGTTGATGCAGTAAGATACCTAGCACCAACTCTGTGACTACCTTCTTCGTTACACAGAATGATGCAACTCGCACCTTGTCGTGCCAAGCCATCAGGACCTGCCAACAAACTTGCATGAAAAGAAGTCTTACCTGTGTTAGGTCTTGCTCCTACTTCAATTAAGTGTCCTGCATTGATGCCCTCAACTTGTCTTGTTAAAGTTGGTAAGTTAAACGACCAACGTGCTTCCAAATCATTCTTCGCTAATAATGTATCTATTTCCATGTCATCCCACTCCACGTTAAGGTTAGGTGTAAAATCATCTCCGTATACTTCAAGTATGTTACGTATAGGTTCTAGGCTTGAGTGAGAACCATTGACGTAATCAAAGCCTATGTTGGCAATCTCTTCGCCTACAACTTGCTGAAACAGTTTGGATAGCACCTCTTGTGCCACATCCTCTCCTAAAGGTTGCTCACTCTTTATCTGTCTGAATAAATGTGAGTAAGCCTGTTTCTGTGCTGTAGTAAGAGTGGGATTGCTTGACATAAACAATGCCTCTATCTCATCAGGTGTAACAGTTCTCTCATACCTACTCATGGCTTTGTCAATAGACTGCTTCACCTTTCTTGCATCCTTACTGAATAATCTGTCAGGACACTTTGCTCCACGATGGGAATCATAAAATGATTTATCCATCAAACTTCGTATTAATGCTAATTCCATATCTGTGTCTCCTTTGGGGTTAATAGTTTTAAATTAGTTATGTCTTCTTCGTCTCTGTATTTTAAATCATCTTTCAATTTAAGTATCTTAATGTCCTTGACATGTGAACGTAACTCTTTAGCAAATGCAAAAGACTTGGGTAATGCGTCAGGGTCAAGTGCTATTATTGCAGTAGAGAATTGTGAAAGAAACAGTTTATGTGAATCTGACAATGACGTACCTAACACAGCTACCCCAACTAATACATCACTTCCAACGACTCCTGCACTTATACAATCCTCTACAACAACTGCGATACTACCACAACCAAATGAATATGGCAAGTCCGAGTTACCATATCGTTTCCATTTAGGTAACTTCTTGTAGACAGACCTACCTGTAGCATCAACAATCTTATTGTTTTCTTTTATAGGAAAAACAACTCTACTCTCTTTAACATCATACATTAAATCAAGTTTGTCAACATCTAAATCCCACAGTTCACAGAAGGTCATAACTTCCTTTCTGTAAGAATGAGACACAACACACTCAGGCAATTCAAATGATGTCCCAACTTGGGACACCTTGTTGAAGTTACGTATCTCATCAACAGTCATATGAACACGAGAGTTGCCCTTCACACTACACGATGCTTTGTAACAGTTCCACACGATAGTGCCCATGTTACTTGTTACTGTGAAAGTCTTATATGATTTACACATAGGACAATTTACTCTTTTTGTTTCTCCGTTACTTATGTCTAAGTCTTTTACATATTGATATACATTTAACATGTTATTATATAAACCCTTCCTTGTCGGCACTTAACATGCTTGTACCATAGCTTTTTTCATGTGTCAAATTTTTTCTTGCTTGCAATGCTAAGTTAGCACTCGTGAATGTATTTTTCATATATGGTTTAACAGATTGTGGATTAGCATGTCCTGTAACTGACATAATATTACCCATAGATACACCTGCATCTACCATTTCAACTGTGCCTGTTCTACGTAAGTCACTTAGTCTAAGCTCCTTAGAAAGCCCTGCAGAGTCCATTGCCTTTCTAGCTAGTAAAGGTAGCTTGGTTAGTGAATAAGGCTTGTAAGACCCCTTGTAGGCTCTTGGGCGAGGTGCTACATACTTTTGAAACCCATAATCATTCTGTTGCTGTACTAACATCTCGTGTAACTCATCTGATATGGGTAAAAATACTTGTGCTCTTCGCTTTGACTGTTCAATCTGCATACGTTTAGCATCTAAATCAAGGTTAGACCATTCAAGTAACCTCATATCGCCAATTCTTTGACACCATTCATATGCCATATGAGCAATCAGACCAATGCTTCTTGTGTTGAAGTCAGAGTAACAGGTATCAAGAAACCTGATAATGTCTTCTTTTGTCCAAACAACTTTTCTGCTCTTAGTCACACGTTTCTTTATATTACTAAATGGGTTCATGTTACAATGCTCCATGTTGATTCCGTAATTAAGCAAGACTCTGACAACAGACATGAGATGATTAGCAAATGATACACCTCTCTCACACCATTTGTTGTAAGATAATTTTGCAAGTTTGGTGGTCAAGCTAGACAGTTTATAACTGCCTAACTTTCTGCCATCAACCGCACTTGTAGAGGAAACTATACCCAAAAAATACTTATACTGTACTTTAGTTTCTTGACGTAAGTTATTGTATTCAAAGGATAAATAGTACTCATTAAGTAAGTCATCAACTTTCATTATGCCACCAATAATTCTTTGAATTGAGGTGATGAAACCCACTTAGCTACCTCTTGTTCTCTTCTCCACATAGTTTCTGCTTTAGTATCAAAACCTGTGTTACGTATGTTGAAACCATTTCTCTCATCTGCGTAAGATGCGTAGTTAGTGAATGCAGAGTATAAGGCGAATACATTCTTACCTCTCTTGCTAATCTCTTGACAAGCTAACTCGTACATCTTCTTAGCTAGGTTCTCTGATGGTATAATGCTAGACATAAATACCTTACCATCTATCTTGAGAGGTATGTTTGCCCACTCTTGCATAAGGTTAGCACGTTTATCAAAGTTATTTTTAGCTTCACGTACCTCATTCAACAACACAGAACGTCTGAGACCACTTGTATTCTTTCTCTTGATAGTGTCATACTCTCCACCTATCTGTCCGTTAGAACAGTAGCTATCAATAGCACCAAAGTATACTTGGTTAGAACAAGACCCATCAATACCATGCAAGGCGATGATTCTTTCGTTGATTGTTGTTTGATGTTTAGCAGTTGTGATTGTGTGCTTAACATTTGGTAATGTAATATCCAACAAAGCAAAAGCACAGTTACGTGCAGTTGATATACTTACTTTCGCATTATCAAGTTCATGGGGTAATCTATTCTCTTGTATAACCTCTTTGATACCATTAAAGTAATCTTTGTGGTCTATTGTTTTAAACTTATCTCCCACGATACCTAAGTATTCTCCTGTAACAGAGTTCTTCACGTATCTTTTACCTGTGAATTTAGTATCCTCATATTTAACTTTGAAATCTAAATCTGTTCCGTCTAAGTTAAATAACTCTATAATTTGTGCGTCTAATGGCATGTTAGTCTCCTTTTAAAAATTATGTCCCAACTTGGGACTTTGGTTAAGTGATATTTACTTATATAGGGTTAATAAAAAAATGTCAACCCTATTTTGTTTTACTTTTATTAAGCAATGTAAGTGCACCATGTTCAATACGTTTGTTATACTGTAACTGATAACCTGTTCCTGCACCTAACGATTGCTTATCTATTAAATGTTTGTGATAATGTTCTACACTATCCCACTTATCCTTTAGTTCCTTACATAACTCATCATACTCCATGTCACTTATGATGGGTTCATTCATGACGTAGTATAAGTAAGAGTGCATGAGGTAGTAAGGAACTAACATATTAGGATTTGTTTTGTATATCATTTAACATCTACATAAACTCTCATATGAGATGACTCATTCAAGCCTTGACCCCAATAGGTAGCACCTGTACCCTTGAGTTCTTCCTTGATGTGTTGTCCACGTACTCGCATCTTATATGATTCTTTGTTAAGATACTTCTTCATAGTATCAACAAACTCTTGACCATCTGTGTCGTTAGGTATCTCGCTGAACACATAGTTACAACCCTTCTTAGATGTAGCCTTCTCATATTCCTTTCTCCACATCTCTGCTCGTTTCTCTAGAGTCTGAATCCTTTTCCATGCTACATCATACGCTTCAGCTTTTACATGAGGTTGTCTGTTCACTTCAGCTAAGGCTTCCTTGACTGCTTCATATGTCTCTTTCTCAACCATGTTCATAGCTTTCTCTTTCCACATGTCACGTTCTTTGGCAAGTTTAGATATAACATCAACAGTAAGCTGTTTAGTTAGTTTACGTTCTTGATGTCTAAATGCTCTGACTAGATGTATTACATCCATGTCTGCAATACGTATTGGTTCATCATAATTTGTGGAGTAGTGGTCTACCTCATCTAACTCATACATATCTGATGGTAGTTTATCATCTACTGCTTCTAATATTTTGATTAACTGTTTTACTTTCATGCTACTTCTCCTTCTAGCCATTGTGGTTTATTTGTAAATGTATACCTTGCAAATCTAAGTTTGTCAACCCTGTAAAATGCTCGGTATGCTTGTATTGGAAAGTTCTCATCTGTCTTCAAGTCATCATGCCCACTAAAGCATTGTGGATGTGGTGTTATAAAGTTCTTCCAATCAGGCACAAACTTAGTACCATTATATAGTGCATCATAATGTTTGCTTGCACCATGAACTTTATGATATCTATTAGTATACTCTCGTAACATAGCATCATACAAGGTAAATGCCCATTTATAGTTTGACTGACACTCCATTGCCCATAGTGTGCATGGATGCTTTTGATGTACAGGTTTGTACAAGCCATGTTCTTCTGCATACTGTGGTGCATGATGCCATAGTGTAGTACATAACATCTGTGCTTCTTCAAGTGGCATCTTGACTATGTGTTGGTCACATAGAGACTTAGCAATCTCATGTGGTGTTTGTTCTATAATAAATCTATTCATTCTCTGTCTCCTCGTGTAGTTTGCAGTATAAATCTAAACCAACGTCATATCCTCGCTTATAGTAATGGTGGGATTGTTCCTCATCTCGTGTGCCATCTATGTAAGCATCTAGAAGACCTTGTGTATACTTTTCTATAATCTTATGCTCTTTGATATGTTTCTCAAGTTCTATTAAGTTCATTTGTATCTCCTATTCAAATGTTTGTTCTATGTGTACTATAACTCCATCAATCATATCTATGATTTGTTGAGAATCATAAGCCTTTATATAGATATAAAAAGTTCCATAGTCTTCTTTACCTCTTGGGTGTTCCATCTCTACATAATATCTATTCATTACTCAATCTCCCATATTGTATTATATTTTTGTGTTAATTGGTCAATGACATTCTCAATACAATCTCCAACAGTAAAACTACTGCCATCATTATCCTTTGGTTTATCATATAACTTAGCTTGTTTGACTTGTTCTTTAATGTCATACATATCACATAGCATATCACCTATATTCATTATTCAATCTCCTCCCAATTTTCAATCCAAAACATTAATTGTTCTGCATATGCTTGAGCATTTAAATCATTATTATCTTTTATATCTGCATCTAAATATTCTTTTATCTTTTTTATTAGTTTAG